AATCTGAAAAATTATCAAGATTTAAATTTCCAGAAAAATTATCCTACCCATCAAATCTACAAATAGAACATCAAGATGTGATTAAATTTAATATGTTAAAATATGAACCAAGAAATATAAATGAATCAGCAAATCAAGGATTAGGTAGTTTTGGAGAAAGAAGTAATTTCACCTCAAGAACAATTGGAAATGTCTTTCTACCTATACCTGGAGGAATATCAGATACCAACTCCGTCACTTGGGGTAGTGATGAAATGAATCCCTTGGAAAAAAGTTTAGCGGAAATTGCAAATTCCGTAATAACAGGAGGAGGTGCAGCAGGAGCAAATACATTAGAGGCACAGACACAAAATGTGCAAGAAAATTCCGGAGCAGTAAGGACCGGAATAGCAGCAATTTTTACTGCTCAAGCAATTGGAAAATCCAATATCTTATCAAGAACTCAAGGAGCAGTATTCAATCCAAATATGGAATTGTTATTTTCTGGTCCAACATTAAGACCTTTTAATTTTACATTTAAGTTATCTGCAAGAGGTAAAGCTGATAGAGAACAAATTAGGCAAATAATAAGATTTTTTAAACAAGGGATGGCAGTTCAAAGAACAGCATCTACTTTATTTTTAAAAGCTCCTCATACATTCAAAATACAATATCTACACAAAAATAAAGATCATCCATACATCAATTTAATTAAAGAGTGTGCTCTACAATCTTTTACAGTTAACTACACTCCAGAAGGAAACTATATGACATTCGCTGATGGTTTAATGACATCATACGAAATAACAATGCAATTCCAAGAACTAGAACCAATCTTTAATGATGACTATTCAAAGTTGGATCAAGACAAAGATACCGTAATAGGATACTAAAATGGCAACACCATACTTCAGACAACTACCATCTTTTGAATACGTTAGCAGATTACCAGATGCTAAAATTAGTGATTATATTGAAGTAAAGAACCTATTCAAAAAGGGAACTCTTCGCCCAGATATTTTTCAAGAAGTATCATTCTTTGAGAAATATAAAATTATTGGAGATGCTCGCCCAGATAATGTTGCATTTGAAATATACAATAACTCTTCTTTAGATTGGGTAATTCTTCTCTCAAACAATATTATCAATATCCAAACAGAATGGCCAATGACGCAAGTATCTTTTGATACTTATTTAAGAGAAAAATATGGGGTTGGGTTGAGCACTGAAGAAGAAATATATGCAAGAATCTATAGTGTTCATCACTATGAAACAATTGAAATTAAAAATAGTCAAGGAGTTGTAATCATTCCAGCGGGACTGGAAGTTCCTCAAAACTATGCTTCTGATTGGTCTTATTATGATGCATTCACAGAATCTCAAGTTACTCTTTCAAATGTAACTACCCCAGTTACTAACTATGAATATGAAGAAAAACTTGAGGATGCAAAGAGAAATATCTACGTACTCAAACCAAGATACTTAAATATTGTTCTTGATGATATGGAAGAAATGATGACATATAAAGAAGGGTCCTCACAATATATTAGCGAGAACCTCAAGAGAGGAGATAATATTCGCCTATTCAGTTAAAGATAAGTAGAATATTTCTGAATGTAATATTTAGATCTTTTAGTTTTTTCTAAAGCATCTTTAACACAATTATAAATTACACCTTCAAATTCAATTCTTTTTGCTTTTGGATTTTTACTACCAGATAACTCCGGGAAGGTTTTTCCTCTATTCCAAGCAATTCTTCCCTTACAAGAATTGCTAATTTTTTCTTTAACTTCTGGTCTTTTTGTAGGATTTTTATCTCCAACAAATCTCCCCTTTAGAGTTAACCCTCTTTGAATATCTGATTGTTTTCTTTTTTCTGTTATTGTTTTTGATTTACCTTTATTCGAAGTTGCAATTTTTCTTTTATGTTCCTCGGTCAGCACTCTGCCTTTTAGTTTTTCTCTCAACTTCTTTTTAGTTTCTTCATTTACTTTTCTCCCCTTACAAATATCACTCAACTTTTTTCTTTGTTCTAAATCCATTTTCTGCCCTTTATTATGAGGAACCATACCCTTCCTACCAAATCCAGTAGAAGTTTGATATGCTCTATTGGCAAAATGCGGATTCTTTACTACTCTATAATATTCTTGCAAAATAATCTCATCAATATATGCTTCTTCTCTTGTAGAATAATCATCTTTAAGTATTATTTTTTGAGTTGGTTTAAATGATTTATCTTTAAAAGAACCAAAATAATTTACATCCTCTGTAGGAAAACATTTGCAGGTTCTACTGCCAATATATCCTTTACCATATTCCTCATAGGAATAATAAACATAGTGGTACTCTATGAATTCCATAACTGCTCTTAAAACCGACTAGCGATATTATTTATATTAAAAAGGAGGAGATTTCTCTCCTCCAACCTTAAAGATGCTAGTCAGTTAAGGCACCACTATTTATTCTGCTAATTTTTGAAAATATGCAAGAGCATCGTCTTCATCATCATCTTGAGAGATTTGAGGAAGTGAAGGAGACTTAGAACGAGCATAAGATTGTTCCAGTTCTTCTACTACACGATCTTGAACTGTAGGAGTTTGAGTAAACTCTTCAAGATCATCTTCTTGTTCAACCACTGCACGAGAACGAGCAAGAGAAGAGTTCTTAAGACCAAGAACAGCGTTCATACGACGCTCAAGTTCTTCATAAGACTTAAACTGGTCTGGAGCAGTGATTGCAGTCAGCGAATACTCTTTCTTCCAGAGTGCTTCCAGAGCATCGTCATCATCCAGTAGAGGAGCAACGCGATCAAATTCTGACTTATCGTAATTCCAATACCCATCTTTCTTTACGATTTTGAGTTTGAAATTAGCGCCCTGCCAGAAGTCAAATGGATTGATAGGAGTCTCATCCTCAAATTCAGGTTGCATTGCTTCCATAATCTTATCAAAGATCTTTTTACCATACTTGAAGAGGAAGACCTTACCTTCGTTATGAGGATTTGTAGGATCTTTTACAACGTAGATATTGCTGTAATAGTTCAGTTTACGCTTTTGCTTACGAACAGTTTCTTTGTTAGATTCAATACCACTGTTCCACAGTTCACGGTTATGTTCGCCCAGTGGATCTTTTTGTCCAATAGTAGTCAGAGAGTTTTCAATGTACCAACCACCATGACCTTGGAAAGCGTGTGAATACATTTTTGCCCAAGGAAGTTCTTCACCCTCTGGAGCAGGAAGGAAACGGATAACTGCAAAACCGTTACCAGTTTTATCCATTTCAGGTTTCCAAAGACGCTCATCAGCGCCTCCAGAAGTTGTACTCATCTTCTCTACTTCTTTCACCAGTTTAGAAGTAAGAGAACCAAGAGTGGATTGTTTTTTCAGATCAGAAAAGCTCATTAGATTTCTCCGTATTAGTAGGATTTGGCCTTTGTGTACTTCGTTATTCTACAGGTCGGAACCTGTTTTGTCAATCTGCTTTTTCATTACATCAAGCATTTTGGACATATTGTTCAAAATGATGTTCATATCAGTGCCAGGAGGCATACCCATCATAATAGCAGAACTAACAATACGTTCCTTCATTTTTTTTGCTTCTGGATCATCAGACAGACTCATTCTTGTATAAAGAACTTTCTGCCTTTCCAAAAGAGTTTCCAAAACTTCAACATGCTCAAGCTTCTCTTCTTTTGTCATAGAAGGAAACTTAAAAACATTATTGTAGATCTGTTCTTGAAGTTCTGCGATTTCCGTCATTTCTGCACGGACGACTTCGGAACTAAAGAAACTCATTGATCCTCCAAAATAATTTCTTTCAAGATTTTACGAAATTTAAGTACATCAATATTTAGAAACGGATTATATTTTTTAATCCGACGACTTACGGTTTGCCACACCGGGTCTTGAAGTTTCTTATCAAAGTTCTTTGAGTATGCAAAGATCTTATCAAAAAGAACCATTGTTTCCAATGATACTTTACCACTTAAAAACTTTTTAAGTAGAACAGGATGTCCCTTTGAACACTTAAAGACATCCTCAAATTTATTTTCCTCAAATAAAGATTGACTTTCTTCTTTGAAGACATATGAAAGTGATTGAATTTTCTTTTGCCAAGTTTGATATCTTGTTTCTCCCTCTTTCATCATTTCTCCAATCCAGAGTGTTTCTGGATCAGGACAAGAAACAAAGTTAGCGACAAAAAATTCTACAACTTCTTGATCAGTTTTCTGTCTTGAAATCTTTTCAAACCAGAAACGATCCTTACGTTTGTAGAAAGACTGAACTGTTGCTCTACTTTTTCCACAGTACTTATGATAATCGTAACTATCTTTTGTGAAGTGGTTTTTTAAAGCAAGGTATTCACGATAAGCATCAAACGGCATCATCAAAAAATCAATTTAGCGCGTGAAGTTTTCTTAAGAAAGTTCAGTTCCATTGCCTCATATTTAATCTTTTCTTTCAAAGGTTTTGGGATGAGTTTAGGAACTGATTCTAGATCAATATTATTTTGTTCACAGAAGTAGACAATTGCATCAATATAATTCATCTCAATGTTTACTTGCACAAGATTCTCAATCTCTTGTGCAAAACGAGATGGGCAGAAGAACTTATTCTCTAATGCTTTCTCTAATTCATTCTCCATCTGACCTAGTATTGTGATGTACAAATTCTTTGATATAACGGACTAATAGTTTAATATAGTCCCCTTTGTTTCTTTTGTCAAATACTTTAACTTCACCACCAGGAGTTACCATTAGGGTAATGAGTTTTTTAACAACCTGACCAGTGAGTTCGTAATATGCAGCAGCGTAGAATGTCTCTTGAACAAAATAGTTTTCAATCCATTCTTCTGGTTTTATCTTTTCTGAAGTCTTGAAGTCAATAACTGCCAACTCCCCTTCATACTCAGCAATACAATCAACTCGTCCTGCAAGTCCCAAATATTCAGAATAGAGAGTTCTCTCAATAGCATGAATATTATTTATTTTATCAAGATAAGGTTTTGCATGAACATACATGAACTTTGTCAGGGGTTGATAATCATCCCAGTTTAGTTCTTTATTTTCCAAGTAGTCCTGACAAACTTGGTGAAAATCAGTACCTCTTGCTGTTGCTTTTCGTGTAATTGCATTTGCTTTTTCAACACCAACTCTTTTTCTCCATTCAACAAAGATTTGACGATTGTAAAAAGAAGTCACTGATGTAATAGATGGCGCCCATGCTCCACTTGGTAGGTTATAGAGTCGGATGCCATTTTGCTCTTTCTTTTCTAATTCAAGATCACCCAGGTAATTATGATGAATAAATGTCATTTTGATTTCCTTGCTAGTGCTTTTTGTCTCATTTTTTCAATTGTTTCAGGTGAATGTTTTTTTCCATACATAGGATTTTTTTCTCCAGATACATTATGATGATTTTCGCTTATTTTATTTTTTGTAGATTCACTCAAAATTTTACCTTTATGTGATGATGAAATTTTAGATTTAGTATCTTCGGAAAGAATTCTTCCTAAACAATTTTGATTTCCTCTTAGAGAATCGCTCATTTTTTTCTTAGTTTCTTCTGTATGTTTTTTTCCATACATACCTACTTTTTTCTCATTATGAAGTTGTTTTACCCTTTCTGAACATTCTTTACGGTATTCCTCTGATGGTTCCCATCCAAAAATTCCATCACCACCATCAGTTATATTATACCCATTTGGCACTTTTGTATTATATTCTTTAATATAATACATTTCTAGTTCATATGCTCTTTCTGCAGATTCAACTTCTTCGATTAATTGAATCCAAAAATTTTGCTCTCCATATTTTTGGATTGCTTCTGTTAAAAGAAACCCCCTTTTAACGTGCTGAGAAAACCTTTCTTCAATAGAAAATTTAGTAATACCTACATATTGTTTTTTATTTTTAATATTTGCAATTAAATAAATTTTATACATCCATAGTTCGTGAAAGTTATAGTTATTTATATAAACTTAAACTTTCACGAACTACTTATTTTAAAGTGCCAACTGAGTTTTTGCTATAATATATTCCTTAACCAAACCACTTCTTACAATATCATCAACACCAAATTCAATTAGTTCAAAAGATGGCATAACTCTTAAGATTTTTAGGAAATCAATAATACCATTTCTATCATTTGTTTTAATTAAATCACTTTGTGTGGCATCTCCACAAAACATAATTTTACTATCTTCACCAACCCTAGTAATAATAGAATCTAATTCGTGAAATGAAAGATTTTGCATTTCATCAACAATAATAATTGATTTGTCCAGAGTAGTTCCGCGAATAAAAGAAGTACTCCAAAAACTAATCGTACCTTGAGTTTTGAGGTTTCCATAGAGCATTTCAAATGAAGCGTCATCTGGCATTTGAAACATATACTTTACCATATTCTTGTAGGGAATTTGATAAAGAGATGACTTATCTTCGTGGTCTCCAGGAAGAAAACCAATTTCGCGAGTTGCAACAAGAGACCTTACAATATAGATTTTTTCGTAAGGACTTCTCTCATCTAACACATCCTGAAGTGCATTATAAAGAGTAATGAATGTTTTACCTGTACCAGCACATCCGTAAGCAACAATGTGTTGGTTTTTTTCATACGCTTCATATAGTAGTTTCTGATTATCTGTAAGAGGTTCAATCTCTCTCATCAAATCAGAACCAATTGGTTTCTTGCGCTTCATTTGCTTCGCAGTCATTCCAACACCAATTGGTTGATCATCTGTCCTTCTTCTTCTTGCCATATAAAATTAAATAGGTTTTACTTTTGAACCCGGTGCTTTTGATGCTGCTCTGAGAACATCATTCCATCCCGGATGAGACTTTTTCAGTCTATCATAGACCTCACCAATTTCACCAGATGCAGGACAGGTACTTGGATCTGACCAATCTCTATCCCAATCAGGATTATTGTTTTTCCATTGATCCCAATCGTGAACACTCATAGAGACTTCTTTTTGTTCGCCGGTTACTTTATTATAAACTGGATATGTAGCCAAATTCATTCCTCCATAGTATGTAAGGATATTTATTCAATAGTGATGGAAGGCGCATCATTACATTCAGAACATCCTTCACGAGTCCAACCAAGTGCTTCAGATACTGCAGGGAACTGACAAGTAAAGATACAGCGAACAAGTTCTGCAATCTCCATATGTTCCTTTTGTGTGCCGTGAGCAGAACGCAAATCAACGTAATGAATCCACGACCTTACAGAACCAGTCATATAGAGTCTTGTGGGCGTCGCCAAGGGCAGTACGAACCTTGCACACTCCTTTGCCACTCCCTTCTCCAGAAGGCGATTGTAGAGGCGTAGACCCTGCTCAAAATGAACGCGGATGTCCTCTGTCAGAGTCAGTTTCAGATAATCAGGAATGTCGTCGATACTGTTCTGACGATTCTTTGTATCTTGTCTACGAAGTTCAGGAAGAGGAATAGTTTTGTTTAGAAGATTCGTATCAGCATACCGTTGCGAAAATTCCTGATATGTGAACGAACGATGGCGAAGGATTTGAGCTGCCAGTCCACGAGTAGTATTAATTTCAACAGTCATACTGGCTTGTTCGAAGATACTCCAGTGCTGATGCTGAATACAATACTTAAGTAGTCCAGAGAACTTTTCATTCTCCTGATTTGCAGGGTTACTTACGCGAGCACAATATGCCATGTGCTTTTCTGCGTCAGGAGTAACACTAATGAGTTTTACTTCTGGTTTCATAAACTCAAAGTCATCGTACATTGTATTCATCTTCCTCGTCATAAAATACTTCGTCGTAATCAGTTAAAAAAGTTTTAATCTCCTCATAGGCAGGATCTTTAACCTCAGTTTCAGTCTCAGGTTCAATCTCTGCCTTTAAACATTCTACCAGAGACTCAAGGTTTCTGACAATTAGCTTAAGCTTTTCTCTATCCATTTTTATCAACCTCGACAAAGGTATTATAGACAAAAAAAAGAGGAGTGTCAAGCACTCCTCTAAATCATTTTGCTGCTACCAGAGTAGCAAGAGATGCCTTACGACGCCTCTCTTCTTTTTGCTTCTGCTCTTTAATGAGTTGAAGTACATTGAGTTTTTTCATCACTTGTGTCCCTCCTTTACGAACTTAACACCACGATAGGTTTCGTTGTATTGTTGGGGTTGATGCATCATCTGTTGTTGATACTCAAGACGCTTTTGAGTATCATACTCTACGCCTCTATACACAATTTTTGCCATTAGGTTTTCTCCTTAGTTTTTTAAGTTAAAGAGCGTTCCTTCAGTCGGCGTTTGCGTTCGCTATTTGCGAATAGCGAATGAACGATCCGTTCCGCGTCGGCTTACTTCCGTCTGATTTTCAGATGAACGTAAGGTCATTATAGACCTGTTAGTATAGTTATGCAAAAACTTTTGTAACTTTTGTTACACTTTAATCTCTTTGTCTCCAATCCTCTGGTTTATCTCCGGTGAAAAAATCAATGATATCATCAGCACCATTAAACCTCGTTCTATGATTAGATGGATCTGGGTCTCCCAAGTCCAATGCATTCATAAAATCATCAAGTCCACCTTCCTGCATATCAGGATTAGATGCTCGGCGTCTTGCTTGTCTTAAAAGTGTTGCGGCAGAACGATTTGCTTTTGCAAGTTTCTCTGCCCAAATCATATCACTTAATTCTACAGGTTCTGCCTTCACAATACTTTCACAGATTGCTTCAAGACGTAGACGATATTGTGTAGAGAGCATATACTTCTCCGGATATAGTGTATTTATTTTATCGCTCAATATAACTTAAAGTATGAGTTTGAGCAAAAAGTTGTTCAATAATCATATCGCAACCAATTTTAGGATTACAATCTCCACAGGTATAAACATCAACTGCTGCTTTACCTTCTTCTGGCCATGTATGAATGCTGATATGACTTTCGGACAATAAACAAATTACAGTGACTCCCTGCGGATCAAACTTTTTCGAAATTGTTTGAACCACAGTAGCACCACTTGCAACTGCTGCGTTTTCTAGTAAGTCTATAAGACAACGCTCGTCGTCCAAAAGGACAAACGAGCATCCATACAAGTTAAGTAGATAATGCTTTCCCATTTTACAGTGGATTTTCCTCCGCTTCCTTTACCAATGAACTCACAATCTCTTCTGTGCCGTCCATTGTTTTAATAGCGAACAGAGATGACTTTTGATATTTTTTAATTTTTTTGTACTGCTTAATCACATGATCAATATTATCCAAATCAATTGTAATTTTTGCGTCTTTACCAACTCTATTTTCGCTGGGAGACCCACCAAATCCTGCACTCATTTTCTCTTCTTTTTCTCAGGTTGTTTATAACCCCAAAGTTTGGGATTCACTCTTCCATATCCAAAATCAATTTTTTGTACTGAACCTGGACCATATTTATCATAGTACATGTCAAAAAGATTTACTCGCTTTGAGCAACGAGTTAGGTCAATATGTTCTTCTTCATCTACAACATACCAAATTAAATATGCATCACTTGGAAATGAAGAATCTTTTGCTTTTTCTAAAGTAGTTTTTTCTAAAAGAATTTCGCACCCATACTCATGTGGCAGAACTCTATTAATTTTAGATTTGTTTTCTGCCATTTTCTTTTTTTCTCCTACTGCTGCACTCATGAACGATTGCCCCATTGAATATCAGGATATGCTTCCTTGACGTTTTCATGAGTTATTTTGTATTTAGTTTGGAGTTTTTTGTCTTTTGTAAGAACCAACACCTCTGCTTCTTTAGGGTGAAGTCCTTCCAAAATATTGATAAACATAGTTTCTCTTCGCAAAGAACTTAATCCATCATTACCACCTTTTACAAAATTATAAAACATATGGTATTCCTTTCGAATAGAAGATCTACCTTGATCCATAGATCCTAAAGAATTACTTTTAAGTTCACCCATCTTTGATACTGCATCTTCTATTTTTTCACTCAAAGTTCCACTATAAGAAGTCTGTTCGCCAGCACTTGCGTATGGAACGTCACCTTCAGGGAGTAGAGAAATTATAGATTCATCAAAATTCCAGATTAAAACCGTTTTGAGTGAATCATGTTCATATGATTTAAGAATTTCCACTTTTTTTGCATTTGATCTTTGCTTTGATGCTAGTTCTAGAATCTCAAATACAAAAGGGTTTGTTGGAAGAGTCACAATTTGGTTTTCAGTCTTTGTCCTCTTCGTCTTCGTCGTAGTCATAATCGTAATCGTTTTCAAATCGTACAGATACTATTTCGTCAGGTATCACCTGTCCATTTTCGTCAAAAAACTCTGGATGCAAATATGGAGGTCTTGATTCCAACAAATGTCTGTAGGTTAACCATCCAATTATACCTCCTACCATAAAAAAAAGCAATATGAACATTGTAACAAATGTTATTACATATGCTGTTTCCATTTTCCTTCTCCAGAGAGTTTATTTTTTTCTAATATCAAAATGAAATTCTATAAAGAAATGAAACTCTCTACGAAAGAGAGAAATCATTTTACCAAACTTCACTTGAAAAGTCTTTGGTTTTTCTGATTTCTTCCTCCTATTCCTAAGTAATAACTCAACACCTCTATTAATTTGAGGTTCTGATTTATTTAGTTTGCTTCTTTCTTCTTCCTGGCCTTTTGTCATGACTATATCTCCAGGCATCCTCAAGAATACCGTGTAGGTAATTTCTTATTTTTCTTGCTTGTGGTTTTGGAATATGACCATATCCCTCACGAAGTTGTTTATGAATTTCATCTGATCCACCCTCAAGATAATCGTCTAAATCCATTACAAGATTACTAATTTCGTTTGCAGTACAACTTTCAATAAACTGTTCTACTTCAACTTTTTTAGTTCCACGAACTTTTAAATAATCATAAAACTTCAAAACAAATTGTCCATTAAAGGCATAGTCAATTGCTTTTTCTACATCGCTGTAAACTTCGTGAAGATTATTATTCATTAAACTAAATTTTGCTCCTTTAGATATTGAACAGTATCTGTACATCCACCAATGTGTT